AACATTGCGTATGAAGGTGACCTTGTACAGTTGACATCATATCCGCTCTACATTTAGCTGAAGCTGTACCTGATTCTCCGTGTACATATTGAACATTGTCTATTACAACTCGCTCGGTAAAATTCCAATTAGGTGTATTTAATACTTCCTTGTACGCCTTTATCCATTGGCGAGGAATTGCCCCCGTTTGTGCTTTACGCATTATAAGTCTATCATGATTACCGATAGTCACATCTGCTACTGGAAAAGCCTCGTACCACTTTGCAATCTTTGAAATAGCCAATTCTAATTCGTCACCACCTGATATTCCATTTGGGTCTGTCTCATGATATGAAGATGCATGGTTATCAATTACATCGCCAATGAAGCAAACTTTATTACAATTATGCTTCTTGTACATCTCAATACAAAACTCTAAATATCCATCCAAACAAAATGGCTCGTGTAAATCTCCAATGCACAAAACACGTGTTTCATTTGAATTACGAAATTCTTGTATTAATTTATTTTCTAATTCGGTTAATCTCGGTCTGTATTGCATAATCAAAATTCCTTTAAGATTACAACTGATAAACTACGCTTGTCCATGAATTTAAGCCAATCCAAAAACTGCTTTTCATTATTCCTAACTAAACAAGCCGTAGACCAACCGCCAATAACTGTACTTGCTGCGCCTGCACGATGACAATTTGCACCTATTACATCTGTGTATTCTTTACCGATTTCTTCTACTGAATTATCTTTGTCGTTATCTCTAAAATACGGAAATCCTTTAGCTTGTCTATATGCAGGTTTCCCTTTATGCAGTCCGTAAGAATGTGAGTTATAAACTATCCAATCACTTTTTAATACTGCGCAACCAAGCCCATTATATTCTGCAAATTTTTTTAAACCAACTGCTCCTGCATTAGATGTGCCAGTACAAACCATTTTGAATTTAGGTTCTTGTGCAGGGAAGCAATCGAATGAATAAACTTTGTCATCAAATCTGTCAAACTCATCTTCATCACTTCTTACCCATACATCTAAAACTCCACTTTTAGGAAATCCTTTGAAATTAGGTAGATTTGCAACCCTCGCAAGTAGCTGCAAATCTGTGTATTCTCTTACGTTGCCCATACATTTTTGTTATTATTTAAATATTTTATAACCTAAAAATACTAAAACAATTCCACATATCGCAATTATATTCCAATTAACACCTTTTTCGTTTTTCTTTTGTTGCTTTTCTACCTTGTACTTTACCTTTGTTTTATAGCGTAATAACTCGATAGTGTCCCTTACTTTGCGCCATTCTATTTTGGTTTCATATCGAGTTTTAGGTATATAAACCGAATTAGTCTGTACAATTGTATCGTATTTCGTTATATAATACGTTTTTTCTCCATTGATAATAACACTATCTATTCTATTTATTGTAATAGTATCATTTACCAATGTGCATTTAAAGCCTTTCTGCGTTGCTTTCTTGTAGTGATATGATGCATTGCACCCTGAAAGTAAGAACATAGCGTAAATGCTAACTAATAACGTGAAACACCACGTTAAAAATTGCTTGTAATTAAATCGCATATTATTTTTTTAAGTAAATATAAACTATTTTTCTACTTCCGCTTTAACTTGCTTGATTTTTTTAATATTACTCATCAACTTATCAATAAATGAATAGCCTTTAACGAGCTTAAATGACTCATCCATACTGCGAAATTCAATAACTATCAACACCATTGCTAGTAGTTTAGTTGAAACGAATTGAATGTTAACGAATAGTTTAGTAAATTCATTCACTATATGGAAATCAGCAGTAAATGCAATCAAAACAAGTGCAATGTAGGATGTTGCTTTTGGTACTAAACCCTTTCGGCATAATTTGCTACTTACTTTCTGCTTTAAATTTAGGCTTTTCCATATACCAAAACAAGTATCTATTATAGTGGAAAGCCCTACTAAAAAAACCATCCAATAAATAGGAGTAAAAAATAAGCATAACGGAATTAGTAAATAGCTGTAAAGGTAGGTTAGGGATGTTTTCATTATACTATAAGTGTAGTGATTAGATTTCCGGCATTGTTAATTGATACAAGATATTGCTTTGTTAAGTCAGGTGTGCGCATTACGATGCCATCTAAATAGTTTTTAGGCTTCCAAATTCCACCGGTTAAAGCAAGTACATTTCCATCTGTTGCGCCAGTTGTATCGACATCGTGAAGTTCACCAAGTTCATATCCGTTTACAATTGAATATAAAATCTGTCCGGTAGTCGCAGAAGTTTCTAATACCTTACCAATTGAAACCATATTATTAGGTGCAATCGGCTTAATATTTGTCACATATCCTGCTGTAATTGGTGACAGATAAAGGTCATCTCCAATAGCTAAAGTAACTGTTGTAAATGGATTCGTTGCTGTTGTGCGTGTATCTAATAGCGTTAATAAACCATTTGAAAGTACATTGCCATTTGCATTGTTTGCAATGTCAGCAGTTACAACACCTAATGTTTTAGAAGATGTTACCTCACTATCAGCCTTTGCTTTTGAAATCAATGCTTTTCCACCACTTGTTCCGGATATGTAAACAATTGTTCCTTTATAAATAGTCGCTCCGGTTTGATTTCTTACTGCAACGGCAGTTTTAGCAACGGCATTTAAAACCTCATCACCCGTAATTGATTTGGTTTCGTATAAACCGCCACCAATATCTTCGGAAATAACAAGCAAATCCGTTGCTATTAGATTAGTTCCTTTCGGTGTTAAATCACTTATCTTTACTTCTGCCATTATCTATTTTTTTAAGGTAGACTTTCAACTTTTGAATGTCTTTAATTTTCGGTTTTGTTAATTTCAAAATGGTAAAGGATTAATTTAATAAAAATAAGCACTCATATATTCACAAGTGCTTATTTATAATTTATTTAGATTTAATCATTGTTACAAATGCGTTCCAAACTGCTTTGTCTTCTGTTGACAATTCAGAGTAAACTACTTCAACTTGATTTTCAGGCATAAAAGCCGTTCCATATTGTGCTAATGCTCTCACGTAAGGAGCGGACGTTTCTTGAACTACTATTTGTTGTAAATTTTCCATGTTATTTTTTATTTATTTTAAATTACTATATTTCCTTTTGTATCTAATAAATTACTTACTCCTTGCGTTACGTTTGCATTTACAGATGTTGTTGCGCCTTTAAATGCGTTTATACCATATTTGCAAGTTAAAGCAGAACTTGCATAAATTGCATTTGCCGTTGCGTTTGTAACTTGTAAAGTACATTGTACGATTTCTGTATTATTTACTTGCAATTCTACTGCATGACCTGAAGCGTTATTCCATGTACATATAGATGTTGAGTTATACATTTTGCCACTTAACCATGTAGCTTTTGCGGCTGAACTTTTCGCAGTACAGTTAATTATAGAGCTTCCAAAAATTCCAGCATTTGCAGTTGATTCTCCTACTGAGTTTATAAAGTCACCAGTTCCTTGAATACCGCAAACTGAAGTTGAATAACCCGCGCTATTTTGAATAACACAATTTACATCGCTTGTATATATAGCAGAACCAGCAGTGGAATAACCAGTACAATTAAATATATACCCCGTACCACTTATACCATATCCTGAAGTTGAGTAACCCGTGCAATTAATCAATCTACTTGTTGAAGCTGCAGAATTAACAGCTTGCGAACCGCCATCACTTCTAAACGAACAATTTATTGCAGTTCCATTTATTTTTGCATAACCAACACTTGAATAAAAATCGGCATTTATTAAAATACCATTTACTTCCAATGATAAATTATTAGCTAATGCACCTCTAAAATATCCTCCCGTTACTTTGCCGCTAATTGAAGCTGCTAAACTAAACGTAGATTCATAACTTACGCCATTATTTATAATTTGCGTAGATGCATTTGTGGTATATAACGGAAGTGATGCCGTTGAACTTGGCGTTGCCGCTCCTGTTCTTTTAAATTTAATATTGAATATTTCACAATAAACTGCAACTCCATTATCCTGAATGCAATTTGTTGTGCCAGTATTATTCAAAGTATAGGTATGTCCGTTTCCGTTAATATTAACTCCGGTTTTTAGAGTAACTGATACTGCGCCGGTTTCATTAACATCTGCGAACATTTCAATAACATTCCCACTTACCGCAGCAGCCATTGCTAATGTTAATGTAGCGTAATATGTGTAAACACCGCTTGAATTTGATATTCCAAAAATACCTGAACTTCCACCACTTACGACTAAATCCCCACTTCCAAGAATTGAATTTCCATTAACAGTTTTAATGTTAGTAGCGGAAACTAATGTATCTTGCTTATTCGTGTAAACATCGGTAAAGTTATCGTTTGTCTTTACGAATGAATCTCTTAATGTATCGCCCGTTCCATCGTTTGGAGCAGCGCCTACGTTTATTGTTTGTTTTGCCATATCTTAATTAATATATTGTTTTGTCTACTGTTAATAATGTATTATCTACTGTTTTGTTTATTGTATCAACAGTAAAAGGAATTGATGTACCGCTAATATTAGTTAATCCTGCCCAAGAAATTAATTGATATATTCCCCATCCTATTGAATTAATTGCGCCTTGTCCCCAACCTATTGAGTTATTAATTGCGCCATCTCCCCAGTTATTTTCGTTCGCCATATTGTCTTTAATTTAGATATACCAACCAGTATAATTATTCATTGAATCAGGTGAAATCTCGTTGTTTGAATTTGTATAGTATTCAGGGAATAGCGCATTGTTGAAACTCATATAATCAATGAATCGCTCTGTATAATTCTGCGCTATACTTCGCTCTTTTTCGATAAGAAAATCCACCTCATTCTTTTCTACGTTAACGCTATTTTCGCTTGAATGCTTATACACTCCTTTATTAGCTATTGTATACGCTGCAAATGGCATATATTCAACCATTGCCCAATGTATTAACATAGGCTTTAAATAGGTAGTTGTAAGCGACAAATAGTTACCTGATAAAGTATTCGCTATAATATCAGCTTTAATCTTCTCAAGTAACTTTGTTCCGCAGTAATTTTGCATATGAATGTCCTGCGCTATTTTGACAAATTGTATAAACTTATCAGTATCAACATTTCCATTCATTGCAGTGAATTTAACGATGTCTTCTCGGGTAATTAGTAATGCTTCTGCCATATCTTATTTCATATCGTGTGGCGCTTTGTATATTCTTGCGTCATTTGTTGGTAAAATTTCACCTGCTTTTCTTGCTTCAGATGGTGTTACTTTTTTAGCTAATGGAGAAGTAATATCCGTACCTATTCTTCTGTATGTTTCACGAGTCCAAAAATGCTTACAAGTTCCGTTTGGATATTCCTCAGAAAGCAAACCGCCGCCTTTCCATAACCAAATTGAATAAGGCTCATTTGGTGTTGGTCTCATTCCGAAACCGGGATTAACATTTATTTCGCCCATTTTAATAATATCTTCTTTACGATATAGCTTATTTGCAGCCATCATTTTTTGGCAAAACTCACGTTCTCCTGCACCACCGCCTGAATATCTGTAACGAGTCCTAAATAATTTAGTATCTTGTTCAGAATTTCTTTTTGGATATGCAACTCCGGTAGATGCCAAATGCAAAACTTTAGTTAATAAACTTGGGTTATTTGCCTTATTAATTAAATTATCGTTTTCTTCTTCCTCTTCATAATCGACCATTCTACTATCGATTAACTCCCATTCTTCCAAATCCAAATCACTTGAAAAACTTGTAGGGTCTATTGCACTCAATCCAAATGCAGCAGCCTCAGGTAAATCGCTACCTCCTTGCTCGGGTGCCAATCCAACCAATGCACGTATTTCGTTTGGAGTCATTGATTCAAGAACTTTATTTGCAACCAATGGAGAAAGTGAGTTAATGCCTTCAATTACTTTGCTACCTTCATTATTAGTTAAGTCACCTTCCGAATCTAATGGATTTAAATCCTCAAATTGTAGGTTTAAACTGATTCCGTTGTAAGCTAAAATATCATCAAATGCCTCAAGTATTTCATTTTGCATCGGTGTAATTACCATATTGGTAAATAGGATAATCGAGTTGCGTAATTCGTCAGCATTTGAACCAAATCCGTTTGAACTTGCAACACCAAAAATAAGCGGAGATGTTACGTTGTGACCGAGCATAATTTTACGCATTGCTTCCTCGCTCAAATATGTAAAATGTTCCGGAGCATTATCCAAAGGAATGGAATCGATTGTGGTTTTACTTTCTGCGTTACGATTAAAAGCAACGATTACTGGATTTCCATTTGCTCCGGTTAATTTGTTTATTACTTTAGAGCTGATTTGTTCTTGTTGTTCTTCGGTTGGTACGCCATTGTTGAAATTAACTACAATTCTACCGCTAAAAGCATTCTTAACATCGTTAATTAAATAATCTGCAATTTCTTCCTCCAACATTGCATATGGCAAACTACCTTGATAATCAGGATAGCTATAATATTTCATTCCAACTGCATAAGGCTTTGAGAATAATATTTCTACCTTATCTTTTGATGTGCCAAATGCTGAATATCTTTCCGGCTTAAATTTCTTTACATCTGTCCAATCGTCAGAATAGTAATAACCAACAATACTTCCTTCTTCATCGCACTTTTCTGCACGAATTAAGTTCGTTGGAATGTGGTAAGCCTTAAGTATTTTCTTATGGTCTTTAGAATAATGTACTTGAATCGCAAATTGTCCAAGCATTTTTCTATCCATACAGATTT